AATGGATCCGCAGCCTCCCCCTCGCCCACTTTGACGACATCGCTCACCGGCGTCGTCGAAAGCGCCGCCTTATCGAAAAACATATTCTGCCGATCAAAAATCATCTTGCTTCCTCCTCTCTTACACCGTTTGAAACGCCGGTTCCGTCTCCAAAATGCTGTCGCTCTTTTCAATCGGGATCCCCGAGAAATAGAGCTGCGGCATCGCTCCCATGAGCTCCTGCCTGGTCACATGGACGTTCGTCTTATCGATAAGATAAATCTCGAAGAAATCATAGAGTGCCGGGGAAACGTACAAGTGCACGTCTTTATCCCGGTTCTGAAGATTGCGGATCCGGTTCTTCGCCCGGACGAACTTTTCAATCAGCTCCAGCTTCTTCTTCGCGTCCATCTTCTCCAGATCTTTCACGTTGATATTACGGACGAGCGCGTTTGCTTCGATGTCTTGTACTGCCAATCCACAGTCCATATCGAAAAGCGTCACCAGCGCCCGGTAGGGGTGGCCCTGATCGTCCAGGGCGTCCTGCTCGCCCAAATCCTTCTGCATGAGGCCCATCTGGGAATGCTTCGGATAGATTCCCACCGTCGCCTTGGTGCCCCAACCCACAAAAAAGGCTGACGTGTTCGTATCCGTTCCTGGCGTGCCCCCAGCTACTACCTGATGTCCAGCGGTGTGCTTGTCCCCGCCGATGACGTTGTAACGGATGGAAAGACCGTTAAAGGTATCCGGGTTCTCTTGCGTGTCCCCGTAAAAGAGCATGTCCGAAACTGCATCCCCGAAGCCCGCGACAAAGGCCGCGTCTTCGCTCCGGCGAAACGCTTCCCCGTTGGGTTGAAGACGAAGCAGCTTCACGTCCACTTCCGAACGGTCCTCTAACATCATGCAAGTATCCTGTACCTGCTTCGTCGTACTCTTGTGAGATACGATACCCTGATTGATCCGTCGGATCGACGGCCGGGGGATACTCGTCCGAAGCGTCGTCTTATTCCCCGTAGGGAGATTGCCCTGGATCCATTTCACATGATTCATGATAGGATTGGCCCGTTCCAGTGCTTCGATGATAAAATCCACCGATCCGTCCGGGTTCATCCGTTTGCGATAGTCGCTCATCGTGAGCGCTTCTGTTCCTAATACTCCCATTTCTCTGCCTCCTCTTTAATTCACATACGCCGAAAAATCCGTGTTTGGATAGATATTTTTCGCCGCGGTGGCCGCCGCCCCCGACAGGCGATTTTTATCTTCCCCGAAAAGTTCCCCTACCATGGCCAGCGCCCGGATGATCTCGATGCGGTTTCCCGCTCCCGTTTCATTGAGCGCCGCCCGCAGATTCGGAATCGTTTTTTCCATAGCTTCAATCCCGATCGCGGCTTTTTGTGTCGTCGCCGCAAAATCCGCGCCTAATTCCTTTTTTGCCTCCTCTCCCCAGCTTTGGATGGTAGCTGCCACCTGGTTTTCAAAGGCTGCTACCTCCGACTGCATGTAATTCATCCCGTAGGCCGCCACCTTCGCCGCCTGATCCTGGGTGAGGCCGCAGGAGCGCGCTACGGTGGAAAACGCTTCCGCCGCTGCTTGGTCGTAGTCCATCCCTTCCGGCACCGCACCTTTGAAATCGTAGGTCTCCGGCACTGCGGCGTCTTGCCCGCTGTCACCTCCTTCCGGCGGCTTGCCGCCTAAAATCGTGTTGTTATCGGCGCCAATCCCGCCTTTTCCTTCTGGCGGTGCGCCGTCCTCGGTACTCGCTCCGGCTCCTTCCGGCGGTGTGCCGCCCTCGGCACCATCGGCAAAAAGCTGCAAGTCAAAAATAACCCCCATCTCATTCATACCGACACGTCCCCTTCCCTTCCTTCGTAATTTCTTTTATCCATGCCAATTTCTCCTGGTATTCCGCCATCATCTTCCAAAACGCCTCACTCCCTCCCTGTGCTTCCTCAGCCCGCTGTGCTAAATGAATCCCAATCCGGCGCGCACCTTCCTGGATCGCCGCCGCTTCCGCGCTCGTCCAGTCTCCATATTTTGGTGGCCATACGCCGCAAATTTCCAGGAGCCGGGCGATGAACCACCGCCCCGACGTCGATCCCAAGAGATCGGCCATCGCGTCTCGATCCTGTTCTTTGATCATATTGGCCAGTGAGCTTGGTTCAGCCATTTCCTGCACCTCCGCTCAGCGGCAGACCCATGGTATTTACTCCTAAAAGCTGCGCCAAGGCCGGATTGCCGTCCTTTGTCGCTTCGCTGATATTTTTGGCCGCTTCGGCAGCAGGAGCTACCGTCTCTGCCACGGCCGCCGCCTGCTGCATTTGTTCCTGTTGTTCCATCTTCGTCTGCTTCGCTTCCTGAAGCGCTTGGAACTCCTCGTCGCTGCGTTTGATGGCCGCCGGTGCTCCCACCATATCGATGTAGCGGTCTGCCGCCTCTGGATAATTCACCTTATCCAAGACTGCCGGATCAAACTGCGCGATCTGTCCCACGAATTCAAGCGCCTGCTCGATATTGACCAATCCACTCATCTTCTGCGCCTGTGCCAAGGGGCTGATGTACTCGATGCGGATTTCTCGCTCCGCTAAATTGGCCAGCGTCTCCTCATCCTCTACCGGCGGGAATACCCCCGCCCGATCTAAAATGTTATAGACCCGCTCGATGATCTTCGACAAAAATTCAAATTGCATCCGCTGTACCACGGGACCAAGCTGCTGCATTTTTTCCTGCATCCGCTCCACGACTTCCCGGGCTGTCATGGTTCTATCCTGCGCGTCCATCATGAGGAAGAGATCTGCCGCGTAAGCCCGCTTAATTCGGTTTTCCACCTTCTCGATGGTATATTCCACTTGCTGGATGTTCGCCGCCACTTGGAAAAGGGGCTTGACACCGGAGCTTTCCCCTTGGGCGCGGATCGTCAACCCGCCGGGGGTCAAGTTTACCCCTTCCTTGGCCGTCTCTGGATCCGCTGTCATCGCCGGTTTCGCTGATAATTCGACAAGAGCCAGCTTGTCTTTCTCCAGCATTTGCAGCTCTTTGGCGTCGCCTTCGGCAAACCATCCCGGCCCTTTTCCGTAAGTATCCGAGCCTGTCACCAGGTAGCGCCCCACCGGCACCGGCCATTCGTGGAAACCGCCCACATATAGCCATTCGTCCTCTTGGGACTCCTCCAGCCAGTAAGCTGAAACATAGGGGAGATACATCCGCCCCGGTTTTTCTTCGTGGTTCGGGTTTGGCTGAACCAGCCAATACACCGCATGACTCGCCTTCATCCCGGCCGTTTCCCTGGCCTCCCGCCGGAGCGGAAATGGCAATACCTCTTCGCCGAATTTTTCTACCAGCTGGCGAGCCGTCAGGCGCCGTTTTTGGCAAAACACCTCCACTTCGCCGTCCGCGCCCGTGGCCAGCATGTAGCTGCCGATGGTATAAGGGATAAAGTACACGCCCCGCTCCCGATCAGGGAACACCCCCAAAGGGGTCTGCCCGAAGGGAAGTTCCAAGTAGGCCGTATGGATCGCATCGTAGAAGTTCGACTTATCCAGGACGTCATTTAAGATTTCCATCCGCTCGTCTAAGATCCGGCTCGCTTCTGCGTCATCGGCCAGGCTTCGATCCGAAAAAGAAAGACGAAACCATCTGCGGTTTTGCGGCGTCAACCCGCTCATGATTCCCGCCGCCAACACTTGGCAGCTCTCCCAGGCGGCGCTGTTCCAAATTTTCGTATCCTTGCGTTTCCCAGGGTTATCCGCATCTCCCTCCTCGGGAAATTCCCCGATAAAGGGCAGCTGATACTCCCGGATGGCCTTCCAGCGCGGACGGTACTCTTCCCGCAGCTCTTCCATTGCCTTGACCGTCTGGCGCAGGCGTTTTTTCGAAAGCGCCGCCTTCACGGCCATATCCATGGTCCGGCTTTCTCCCGGCGGCATCCGCGCCGCCCCCGCGATCGTCTCCATTCTTTACCTCACCCCAATGTCGTCCGGCTTGTTCCTGCGGTTCCCTCGGCAGCTCCTAAGATCGTATCCCGATCTGCCGAGAGGACGTTGGAACTCTGGCCTTTCTTTCGTCTTTGTTCCTTGCTGACTCTTTGCGTGCTGTTTTGCCCGCTGTCTGTCACCGCCGTGGGGACAGGATCCACCTTCGGCGCTACCGGCGCGGTATAACTGCCGCCGCCTCCTCCGCCCATACACATACTCTCACCTCCCTTCATGGCTAAAACTTATACGCGGTGTTGCACATTTTGGGAATCGATGCCCGTCTCGGCCCCACATGATACGCAAAGGTTAAGGCCAACGCGTCAGCGATATCCGGCGATTTTCCCAATTTATCCTTGATGTCTTCTTTCGATTCCAGCTGCATAGGACCGGAGCGGGAGAAGAAATATTCTGGCGTTGAGAGTTCCGTTTTAAGTTCTGGCAAATCCGGAATCGATCCGCCTTCTGTCATCCAATTCGCGAGCCGCGCCCACATCTCTGTCCGTTTGTTGATATACCGTCCCGGTTCATCTGCTCGGCCACCAAACGGCACTTCTGTCACCCGGTGCCCGAGCTGGCGCAGTCGGTCGATCACTCCTTCTCCCCTGCCTGAGTCAATAAACACCGCTTCCGGCTGAAATTTTCTAATTTGCTCCGCCACGCACCCCGCCAAAGTCATATTGTCCACATCGGAAAGCACCGTTGGCGGATACGCTACCAGTCCCTGGCGTCTTACGATCACCGAGGAATCGTCTCCGAATCTGGCTACATCGATCCCTAATACACAAGGCGCTCCAGAGATTTCTGCCTCACGATACTGCTTCCCCACCGCCTGAAGGACCAAATCAATAGGGATCAGGATATTCGATGCGCTGGCTGTAAAATCGCACTCTAACTCCTGCCGAATCGCCAAGCTGGTCATATCCTTTTTCATCCGTGCCAGCTCTTCCGGACCAAATCGGCCGCCGGGGGCGAATACCCCGCTTTCCTCTGCCCGATAAAGTGCGGTGTACCAGTCTTTATTGTGCTGCGCCTTTAAGTAAATCTCGTAGAATTGGTTCTGGCCCTTAGGCGTTCCTACAAAGATCACCCAACCGCATCGGTCAGCGATAGACGGATTGATGATCTCATCCCACAGCTCCTTCTTGATCTGCGCGTACTCGTCAATGATCACCCCATCCCAATATCCACCGCGCAATGCGTCCGGGTGGTCCGCCCCTACGATATAAATCCGCGCCCCCGCCGATCCGAGAAATTCTGGTCTGGCCGGGATCTCTACGAAAAGTTCGCTCTCATTCGTGCGAACTCCAGGGATCACGTGCGTATAATATTTCAGGTATTCCCAGGCAATATTTTTGGCTTGGTTCCGGTAGGGCGCAATGTATGCGTAACGCGGCGCACGCTTTTCGTTTTTTACCGCCATTTTAATCATGTGATTGATGACGCCTACCGTTTTTCCAAAACGGCGGTGCGCTACCAAGACCGAAAAGCGATGACGTTCCAGCGCCGGATGAATTTCAGTGCGCCACAGTGTTTCCGGCTGGTATGGGATCGTGATCCGCCGCGTTGCCGCTATCTTCATACTCTCGCTCCTCTTCCCATCCGACGGCTGTCGCTCCGCCGATCATTGTCTCTTCTACGCGCTCCTTATATTTCTCCGGCAAATTGGCCGCCAGGAGCTTTTCCATCAAGCGGTCGGAGTAGCGTGTTTCAATTCCGACCGCCACCCCTTTTTTATTAAAAATCACTCGATCGACACCATCCACCGCCCGCCGCCAGGCCTCATCCTCCAAGATATCCGCTGCCATCCGCCGGGCCCGCTCCAGTCCCACCCGATAGGCATCATCTTCCAGCCATCGGTAGTGACTGGCCCGACTCACCCCGGAAAGCTCCGTCGCCCCTTTGACCGTCCCTGTCTTCGCCAGCGCGTTCAAAAAAGCGTTCTGCTTTGTCCCGCGGACAAATCGAAACACCCGTTCCTTAGGCGTTTTCTTCGCCTCGCGATCCAACGTTCGTTCTCTCGCGGCCGTCTCTTCTTCCCGGACAATGGGATCCGAAGTTTTTCCCTTCCTCGCGGCTGTTCTTTTCCCGGGGATTTTCGCGGCTTTCTTTTGCGCCGCTTTTGCTTTTGTGGCAGCCATAACGGCCACTTTCGTTTTTGCCTTTCCCGTGTCTTTTTTTGTCCCTTGTTTCTTCGTCCTGCCCGCCCTCGGTCGCGGCGTTGGCTTCGACGTCAACGGCCCCCGTTTGAGCGTCTACCCCCCCCGCCCTTTCATGCGCCTGTGCCGTA